TGAACATCCAAGTTAATGAAGCCAAAGTTCTATCCTCTATCGTAGAAAATCGCGAAGTGTCAAAAACAGTTTCCAATTCCTTAGAATCTTTCAAAGAATGTTGGTTTATAAAACCTTGCTCCCAACGATGGGATCCTATATGATCAAACTTGTGGTAACTAAAAATTTGAGTAAAATCAGGTGTGTTACCTCTAGTAACTTTGATCAGATGAACTCTTCTAAAAAGAGCTTCAGGTTCTGATATACAATCGCTAGATGTAAAACCAATTAAATCACTAAAATGATTAGTTGTACAAACTATAATCTTAGAATTAAAAAACTTGGTATTTTTCTTGGACGCAGTAGCACAAGGCAAAGGATATTTCACAGGGGATACATAATTTATGAGGTACCTCCACTGAGATTTTCCTTGTTGCCCTACATCGTCCATAACAAATACATCTTGATTTTCGTAATCATCATAAAAATCCTTTCCGTCTTCAGCAGCAGGAACAGCATGACAATATGTTGTTAAACCGCTCCTCACCAACAATGCAACAAATGAATTCATAAATGCCGATTTACCAGATCCGGCTTCTCCCTCAAAAACAAAACATATGGGTTCTTTTCTTCCTGATGTGTCAAAAGCCTTACAACTTTTAACAACATTAGCTTCAAAAAGATCCCAAGTAGTTTTAAAATACCTATTATTAGAGTTAGAAACATAATCCAAGAAAGCTGGATCACCTTTTAACTTTTCATAAGTATTCATTATTTGAGATCGAAAGGCTGGATCAAAAAGATGTTGGGGGTTTGTCACATATCTAGAATAAAGATCACATATATTCTTTATATCAGAATGCAAAAACAACGTCGTGCCAACCTTGCGTATAACCTTCACAAGGGCAACAGTAACTGATTCAGGAACTACAGACATACCAAATATGGGTGTTGATAAATGCTCTATAATAGTGATCAAACTCTCAAACATCTTTTGTGTTGTGGAAATGAAAAAATCAGATTCAAAAATTCGTTTTCCGGTTATCGAAGTAAAATTTTTAACAGCTTCTAAAACCTTAGTGGGCAAACCTAACGCAGTTAGACCTAATAACAAATCCGTTACCGTGACAGAAGTCTGAGGTTTATAACCCCAACATTCCATCAATCTATAGTGCATAGTATATATACTAAGCATAGAAGCTATTACCTTTTCACCAGTAAAAGCTCCATCTCTCAATGAAAGTAAAAAAGACACTAAATCAATTAACAATAGTCTCATCGTCATAGATGTTATGGTATTCACAGTGCTTTTGACGTTGGATAACAATACTATAGGCGTTTTAATGGATTCGTACAAACTCGATGTTATTTCACTCAATCCAATCTGGGGCTTCCAAGAACGTGCTCTTTCAGATATAACGCAAATCACACAATTACCATATTTTTTGACAGCACAATAAAAAGTACTGTTATCCAAATATTTAGATTGGTAAAATCTCAATTTATCCTTAGAGACTCTCAAAAGCATAGTTCTTGACAAGAAACAAACGTAAAAATCGGTTTTGACATACTCATGATACGTAAAACCCAAAGCTCTACGATTGAATCTCTTCTCATACAGTGATCCCAAACGATCACAAATCATTTGCAAATCCGAACTGGGTTCGAACTTTCTTTCTCTGTTCAACTCTTTAATCAAATCTACTTCAGGATCATAAGATAATCGTTTTTCAAACTCAATCTCTTTGTAACTGTTTGGTTGCGTTACACCAACGGTCTCGTGACTGTCGCTGCTTGTGTACATTGCGTCACCCATGTACGGTTTAAGGTCTTCGTGCAGACCAGAGTTTTCTTTTGAACAACTCTTCATGATTTTATGTAAATTGAAAGCGGTATTATCCATAATAAGAGAGGTGTAGTGATTCTCTAGCAACACTTTAAACTATAATGATGCGTAAAGTGATCTCCACCTTTTCTGTGTATTTTTACAACGTAACACGATTGTTGTTTTGGTTTACCAACCACGGTTTTGCACGATTGAAAAAAACATAAACGCTCCATGCACCTACAAAATGCTGTCTGACGCCACCACGCGTTTCAGAGCCATCAGTGACTAAAAATGTGTATCCAACCAGGTAGATTCTCCTCCCCGCAACTTCAGGATCCCGTCTTAGGGGCTATCCCGTTATCGCAGATTGAAAAATTAGGTTTTCAAACACACC